AGGGATACGAAGGGTTCGCTCAATGCGAGTCTGGGCTTGGTTGATGAAGGTGTTCGCTAGGCTTGTGCTGCAGTCGTTACGATTAAGGATTGCCAGCAGTTGGGAACGGAGGTCTGCAAGAGTCATTAGACGGCCTTGGTGGTCGTGAGGAAATACTCGAGACCTTCGGCCTTAAGCTTTGCCACGATCTTGTGGTTAGATTCATTCCAGAAGTCGAAGCCTTCTTTGATCCACTTGTCCACAAGGACCACAGGGATAGAGGCGACTCGCTGGTGTTCGGTCTCACGAACGCTTTGGGATTCATTGCGTTCATCTTTGAGACGTTGGAGGAAACTGTCAGGGATGTTCTGGACAGATTCGATGATGTGGCCATCAGTGTTCTCACTGACGGAGGCGTTCACGCCATTGAGGATTAGCGACATAGGGACGTAAAAGGTCCACTGGCGGAGAGTAAGCGCCAGCAGACGTAAAGGAATTGGGATGGGGCCGCTAGGGACCCCAAGGATGAAACTAGGAACCAGCAGGAATCTACTGGTTATCCTTCAGATGCTTACGGAAGCATCGGGTTTGCGCCGGTAAGGCCGATGACTGCGCCCGAGGCACCCGTGTTCAGGTGCTTCAGCGAGAACTCACCAACAATTTCCTCGCGGTGTGCATCACCCGTGATAGCCAGCGGAATACGCGACCACGGACGGAGAACCGCAACCTTCCAGTTGACCGGGTTGAACAGGAGGGCACGGTCAGCCTTCATGAAGCGGTTGATGACAACCTTCTGTTCACCGAACGGCGAGACGTAGAGGTCCACAACGTTCACCACGGTACGGTCAGCCGAACCATCAAACGTACGGTAGCGACCAGCAGCAGCCGTGAAGCCAGCCACGATCAGCGAGTCAGCAGGCTTGATCATCAGGACCGTAGCCTCACCACCAGCTTGATACAGGTTCTGGTTAGCCGTCAGGATGTCGTTTTCCGTAAGGGCAACCGGGGTAGCCGTGTGGTCCACAACGTTACCTGCGGAGATTTGTGCAACACCACTTGCACCCGTGCCCCAGACGTTACCGAACTTGCGAACCACCGACTCCGAACCAACAGCAGCGTTCTGCGAGATACCGATGAGGTGGTATTCGAATTCACGCTTCAGTTCAGCCGACTTCTTACCGAGTTGGTAAGCCGTTTCCTTGGCACGACCATAGGTGCTGACCGTATCAGCCGTGTTCGACACTCGCACCGTCTTCGAGAGAATCTGGGTGTAGTTCGAACGCATCACGGTCGGGTTCAGCACGCTGTCCGTAGCATCAGCGCCTTCAAGCGTTGCGTTGACAGCAACCGTAGCCAGCGAGTCTTCTTGCCATTGGAACAGCGTGTTCTGGATGTTCTCGCTCTTGATCATCGTCTGGAACGGGGTAGCCGTAGGCGAGATGTTCGAGATAACGTCGCTGATGTCTTCCTTGATACCAACTTGGTCGTACGTCTTAAATGCGGTATTGCTCATTGTGTTTTCCTAAATGGAGAGAGGGATTGATTACTCAGCTGCCCAACGAGCCAAGAACAGGTCTGCAGCGTCATCGGTGGAACCCGAGGTCTTGAGACGTTGCTTGGCCTTGGTGGTCTTGTCGACCTTGGCGTCATTAGATGTGACTGCCTTGGTGGTCTTCAGGACCTTCTTGGGAGTGTTGTTGACCTTCTTGGTCACGACACTCTTCGCCTTGTCGAACTGCATTGCCTTGTGGATAATCAGCAGTGCATTGGCATCGACCATGTTGTTGATGACTTCGGGTGCCAAGCCCTTATCGATCCCATAGGACCGAACTTCGTCATAAACCTTCTGGTTCCAGCCGGGCAGCTTTTCTTGAAGGGTCTTGACAGCATCGACTGCTGCAGCCTTCATTGCTTGTTGACGTTGTTCATTAGCATTCGCTACGAACGTGTCTACTTCCTGGGTGATGAAACGAAAGTCATCCCATGCAGCCTGTGCTTCAGCGCGGAGGGCGGTGAAAGACTCAGCATCCAGTTGCTTGCTTGCGACCAGCATGTCGATCTTCGAATACGGCTCCCAACGGGCAGCGGCCTTCTGATAGATTCGATCAATCTGTGCAGCAGCCTTCTGGTTAGCGGCTTCCACTTCCTTGCGTTGAGATGCAACCTGCTGAGACTTCTTCGTCAGTGCTGCTTCTTGACCATAGAGACGCTTCAGGTCCTTTACGGATACCTCGTGCTCCTCGTCGCCTTCCTTAACGATGACCTTTGCTTCGTCATCGAGGACCTTAGCCTTCTTCTTAGGCTTGTCTTCCTCTTCGACTTCCTGGTCGTCGTCTTCGGTAGGCTCCTCGTCGCTTTCTTGAGGGTCCTCATCGGTTCCTTCGGCTTCTTCATGCTCTTCTTCAGCCTCGTGCTCAGTCGGTTCATCGTCCTCTTGAGCTACGTCTTCTTCCTCAGGGCTTTCGGATACCTCTTCAGGGTCCTTATCGCTCCATCTAGACAGAAATTGTTCTGCTGCGTCATCTTCAGTAAAGGACAACGCGGCGGTGTGTTCAGCGTTGACGCCCGATTGGGTGGTCATAGTGTTTGATTACTCTTCGTTTGGGGTAAGAAGCTGGGCCTTGGCATAGACCCAACTTTGGAGTTCTGCGGTAACGTTCTGGAGTGCTCGGAGTTGGTAGAAGGCGTTCTCACGCTTCTCCTTGGCTCCCAGGTCACTCTCAGTTATTTCCGCAAGGTATTGGTTGTATAGCTCGTTGATGACGACGGTGAAGGCCTCTGTCTCCAGAAGCACTTCAGCCGCCAATCCTCGTTTGAGCATGAGTTCTTCGCTCATGAGGGATCGTTAGGTCTTGAGGACCGCTTGGGTTTGCGGAGGATTCATCTCCATCTCTTTCTCTACAAGGTCCAGTTCATGGGTCTTGAGAGCCAGTTCAGACGAAGCAGTGAATTCCTTGATACTGAGTTCCTTGCTCTTGTTCTGTGCATCCAACTGAGCTTGCATCTGCTCAATCTTGAGACGCATCTGTTCAAGGGTCGCGTGGTCGCTAACCTTCTGAGCCGAGGTCTGAGCCATCTGCTCTTGGACAGCCACTTGGCGTTCCTCGAGTTCCTGAGCCTTGACTTGATTAGGATCAGGCTGGACAGGCGGAAGGGTGCTAGGATCAGTGAGGTAACGGTTGATTTGCTTGATGCCTGTCTTGTCCAAGGCGGTCTGCATCAGGGCGTACTTGTTCTGCTCGGAGTAGAGACGACCAGAGCCACCATCGACAGCCGAGAGGGACGTATGGAGACCCATGTACTTCTGAGCCTCAGCTTCCTGTTCACCGTAGCCAAGCTTCAACTCGATGGTGCAAGTGACTTCCTCGGTCCACTCTTGGGGATTCACTTCCGTGAAGTTCCCTGCGAGCCTGATGATCTTGGTCTTCTTCTCGTTCATAAGAACCAGACGATAGACCTCGAGGTACAGGGGCTTGATGAAGTGATTGGCGAAGTTACGAGCGATGATCTTCTCGCGTTGCTGAGACAGGCCGACAAGGTTCTCCACCATTGCCTGACTGTTCTGCTTCGACACTGCGTCCTTATTGAGACCTTGGGACAGCTTGGATACCCCAGTGACCTCTTCCTTATCGTCATCCAGCAACTGAATCGTCTGGAATACGAAGGGATTAAGACCCGGCTGTGGGAGCGGAATGATGCCATCCGGCCTCGTCACGTTCACCAGACCACCCACACGGTTCTCTAGGAGTTCCTTGGGGTTCGTCACGGCACCCTTAACCACCATCATGCGGGGGTTATTGGTGACTACGGTATGGTCTAGGATGCCTCGGACCAGCACAGTACGAGCGTTCTGCGTAGGGATCACTCGGGCAGCATAGTTGCCACCATAGAACGCATGGGGCAGGGGTACCGGGCAGAACGAGAGGAACGGCTTCTTGTCGCACTGTTCCTTGTCGAGAATGGTGTTACCAGCCATCGTGACCTTCCACAACTTGGCTGTACCCTTCCCATCCATATCGATGTTCATGTACGCTTCATACACGATCACATGCTCAGTCTGTTCCTGATTCTCGACTTCATCCAGGTTCAGGAGACCAACACCAAGGTCCTCAAAGCGTGCTAGGCGCTCTGGGTCCATGTTCATCTCATCGGCACCATCGTTATCATCGATAGCGTAGACCTGCTTCTTCGAGTACCCCATGTTGATCAACTCAGTACGAGTCTTTCGGGTTCTATGTGCTACGAAAGGAGCCGCTTCGATCGATGCAGCCGTGGAGGTGATCAGGAATTCCTCAGGGGGAATCGGATCGATCTTCACTTGGCACTTGTCGACCTTGCGAATCAAAGTGCCATTGAACAGCCCAGTATCCGGGTCGTGTTCGAGGGAGACATCGGAGACATCAGGGTCATTGGAGAGCAGTTCGGCAGTCTGAAGGTCCAGGTTGTGGAACTCTTCTTCTTGGTCCTCGTACTCTTCACTCCAATAGACCTTAGCGATCCCGTTCCGAGCCATCAGGCCATCTTGGATGATGCTCGAGAAGATGCCGTAGGAATCGTTCTGACGATGGACTACGTAGTCTGCATACTCCGTTGCGATCCGCATAGGCTCGACATCAGCGTCAGTCTGGGGATCGTAGGAGACAATCTTGTTGCCTGCGGAGAAGGTTTCCAGAAGGACAGCCTTCAGGGATTCCACAGCATCGAAAACGTCCATAGAGACGTACTTCGAATTACCTGCGTGAGCGGGTTTAGGACGATTGCCATGGTAATACTCCATGACATCCATACGCTCTTTGGACAGCTTCGAGTCATAGTAGAGCACGCTCGATTGAACGTGTTTCCCTACGATAACCTTGAGTTCACTGTCATCCACAGGCTGAAACTTTTTGGAAGCCTTAGCCATTGTTTAAATCATCTCGATGTAATATTCAGAAGTACTCTCCACGGGAGTGAAGTGGCCTTCATGTATGAAGTTCGCTATTGCGAGGGACATGACACAATCGTCGTAACACCCAGACTCCGCTTCCATCTTTCCATCGTCCTTGACCACGTAAGTAAGGCACTCACGAAGGGTCAACTTGTCATAGACCTCGATGTCCTTCTCACGGTACGCAGCACGAAGCTTGTCGATGATGAGAGGCTTGGTCTTGACAGTGGTACGGAAGCCGTAGGTGATGGTCTCGTCCTCGGTCTGCGTGTCGACCTTGGTCTCGAAGTAGATGTTGGGATAGGCAAGGTCTTTGCCCAATCGGGTAGCAGTCAGGATGCCGTGGTTGTTATTCTCGACGGCGATCTTCGCTGTGTTGAAGAAGTGCCCAAGTTTCTCTAGGACGGTAGCGAAGTAGTCAGGGTGAACCTGAGACCTGTAGATACCGACCTGTCTCTTCTTGGAGTCAAGAATCTGAGCTACGGACCAGTCGCCACCTCGGATACCCATGGCAACGTCAGCACCAATGTAGTAAGCCTCACCTGGGTCAACCGTCTTGTAGAGCAGAAGGTCACCCCGAGGAGTAGCCTCAAACTCGTCACCAATAAGCTCCAGGCGTTGCTTGATGTCAGGGGCGTCATTTATCAGCGTCTGCATCTGCTGCTGGTTGAACACAGGGCGTCCAGTGGTCAAGAAGGCTTCATCAGCACAGCAGGGGTATTCCTGTTGAAATAACTCCTCACCGTTGATGGCTATCTTGTGCCTGCGGAACATCAGTTGCTCATCATCCAGCCCGTACAGCTTGACTAGCTCCTCTTCCTTAGGCGTTCTTTGGAACCCCTTGGGAACAGGGGAGCGGTATTCTTTCTGAAGGAACCACTCGATGAACACAGGCTCGAATTCAGACTTACCTTCTACAGCCGCAGTCCAGATATTGTGGAAAGGGTTCCCAATCCCATTCGCCGTGGACTCGATGAATACCATCGTGCCGGGGGCGTTAGGGATAGCTTGGAACAGGCCGTTGATGTTGTCTTTGGCTGTAGCGGGAGGATAGAAAGCTGCTTCAGAGAGGTGGGCAAGCTGAATCGTTTCGCCACGCCCAATGCCCTCACCACCAGCCGTAGCCACCATATAGGAGCTATCAAGCAGGTTGAATGCAAGTTCTTTACGTGAGGAGTATTTGGTCTGTGGTCTAAGGGCCTCAGGACATGAGTCGTGGTACCGTTTGCACATGTCAAAAAGGGCTTTGGTAGATTCCCCCAAGTGCGTAACCACGATTGCCTTCACTGCCCGGTGTTGCGATACATACCAGTAGAGCATCCCTTCAATGACGGTGGAGAGACCTTGCTGACGCCCCTTAAGGACAATCGCTCGAATCTTTCCTGTCTCTTGAAGCTGCTTCATACACTTCTCGACGAAGATCGTTTGGGCCTCATTGAGAACCAGAGGCTCAATAGAACCCTCTTTCGTACGAATCTTTAAGCAGTGTTTGGCGTAGAAGGTGAAGTCTTCTAGTAGTCGTTTACGGACTGCCAGTTGTGGGTCCATAGTGCCCTCGTGATGTTAAGTAGGCGATTGCCGCCTCCAAAACAGAGGGCGAATCTTTTAGTTTTCCGATACCGCTATTACAGTTTGTGCAGAGAATCCCCCGCACCTCACCGGTGGCGTGGTTGTGATCCACGACAAGTCTTCCTACAAGGTCACCGCATATCTCACAGCGGTTGCCTACAGCTTCCTTCTTTGCCTTTACCTCTTCTCGGGTAAGGCCAAAAGTGCGCCTGTAGTAGCCTTCCATAGCTAGGCGGTTGATGTTGTCGCGGGGCCGAGCGTTAGCGTATGCACGCGCACAAGCTTTACACTCAGCCTTTAGACCGCTGCCAGTATTTCTGGCGTCTTTCCCAAACTCGAATAGTGGCTTTGACTGCCCGCAACGAGTGCAGGCCTTAAGCTCACACACTATTTGTCATCCTTCATTTCAAGAGCGAGGTCATTCAAGAAGTCCTCGGCTTTGCGCACATTCATGGTCGTTTCCGTTGCCGGTTTAGCCAAGGTGTACGTGAGGAGCAAAGCAGCGGCTGAAATCTTGTCCTTAGGGCTAATGTCCTTGCGGCGCATCTCCGTAATCACAACTTCCAGGGCTTCCTTGGCATGTTCATCCTTCGGGATGACGTATCCTTTCTTTTCCATATGAATCATTAGGTCCTTTGCCTCGGCGCGGGCCTTAGCGATCATTTTGGTACGAGTCTTCTGAGTGAACCCATCGGTTGCCCCATGGGGACGCCCAGAATGACTACTCCGAGACCGCCACTCAGCTAACTGAGCACGTCCCTCAGGGGTTTGCTGGAGCTTTGCGAAGTGGCTGTCGGGTCTTTTGTGTTTCTTTACTCGGGCTGTCGATCTTCCGGGTGTCTTCGGTGATTCTTCGCTCACTCTCTTTCTCCAAGGTTGCTACACGCTCCCCAATGGACCGAGAAACGGCTTCAATAGAGGCGTGTGAGGCAGATGCAAGGTGTGCAAAGGGAAGTTGACGCAATATCTCCTTCCCGATGCCGGCCTTTTCTTCGTTGGTTAGTGCCGGAGAGCCTTCAATGCGTCCAAAGGCCTCCAGCAGGTTCAAAACTTCAATGGTTTTCACTTATTTCCCATATGAGATCAAAGGCTCCACGAATTTCTTCAGGTATTCCTTCTCGTTAGCAGACGCTTTAGCCATAACCGCATCAAAAGCCTGCTGCTTGATTGCCGGAGACGATTCACCGCCCATCTGATGAGCCACTACAGCCATCTCTGGCGTAGGAGCTTGGGTAACAGCATGGGAAACCTGCGCTTGCCTACGGTTGATTTGGGCTTGGTATGCCTGAGGGTTCTGAATGGCCCCCGAAAGAGCACCATCACCACTCGAAGGAGCCGGAGTTCGGCCCATGATCTTGTCCACTTCACCAACCTCAGGCTCACGGACCCCCAACTTGTTCTGGAGTCGTTGCTGAAGGGTGTAGTAGTTGATCTTCTTGGACCCTGGGGTGAGCAAGTGAGCAGCCGTAGCACCAACTGCAGGCTCTTCCGTGGCAATCTCAGACAGGGCTTTCTTCACCGAATCGAGGTCAGGACTGTCCACATGGGCCAGCATCACCTTGACAGCCGGTTTGTTGAAGTCAGCATCCGTAAAGTCACCCGAGGCAACCTTATCGACCTTGGCTTGAGCCTCAGCTTGCTTGGCAGCAGCATCAGCAACTCGACCCTTAGCCACATTGTCAGCAGTGTTAGCAGTCTGACGAGCAGCCACACGTGCAGCAAGACGATCCTTGGCAGCTTGGGCCTGTTGAGCCATGGCTACCGCAGGGTCCACAGGAGTCGGTTGGGCAGCACGGACCTCAGCGGACTGAGCCTGACGCTGTTGGGCGTACTGACTGGCTCGTTGCTGTGATGCAGCCTGAGCAGCCTGTTGAGCCGCAGCTTCCTGTTGCTGTTGAGCAGCTTGAGCAGCCTGTTGCTGACGGACAGAAGCGGATTGCTGTTGGCGCTGTTGGGCGTACTGAGCAGCACGAGCCTGTTCGGCTTGGGCCTGTTGAGCAGCCTGAGCTTCCACAGTGGTCTGAGCCTGAGCCGCTTGGTTAGCCTGAGCCGTTGCAGCAGCCTGACGAGCAGCAGCTTGTTGCTGTCGAATCTTCACAGAGTTCGTGAGGTTCGCAGCCTGTTGAGCATCCCGAGCAGCCTGAGCCTTAGCCAATGCAGCCTGGGCAGCAGCAGCCTGTCGGGCACCCTGCATCGCAGCACCTTGGGAACCCTGAGCACCCTGAGGCATCGGACCTTGGAAGTTCTGCATCTGTTGCAGACCAGTCTGGAGGTCCTGGGCACTCTGGTTTGCCGCGGAGTTACCGTACTTATTCAGGAACGCCTCAGCGTTGTCCCCTTGCTTGAGCCACGATGCAATGTTCCCCGTGCGGTTCTCACGGCCACCCAAGAGGCGACCAGCGAGGTTCCGAGCGAACCCAGAGTTCAGTGCCATACCGATGACAGGGTGACCCGTGGCATACGCAGCGGTACCAAGGAGACCGTTATCGACACCTGTGCGTCCCATAGCCAAGATCGGATTGGAACTGGCAGGAGAAGCAGCAGTCATCGCCATAGCGCGGTTGCGCATCTGGATAGCATCAGCTACAGCGTCCCCATGAGGGAGTGCTCGGAGGGCTGTTACCTCATCGTCCGTGAGAGCACGAGGCATGTTCAGAGCTTGGAGAAGCGTCTGACGGTCTGCGGTCTTAGGAACCTGACGGATAGCATTGGCTGCGTCTTGCGTGTACTTGTTGGCAAGAGCATTAGCGTCTGCAGGACCTAGTGCTGTGTCACCCTGTGTTGTGCGACCTTGGAGACCCTGAAGACCCTGGGTAATCTCAGCGGCCTGTTGGGCATTAGCGATACGAGTAGCGTCATCGCCAGCACCACCAGCTTTCCTCAGGAACGACTCAGCCATCTGGTCGCCGGTATGCTTGTTCATAGCACCGAGGACCGTGCCACCAAGGGTACCCACGGCAGCATTGGCCGAGAGGTCGCTGAGGTTCACAGGACCATCGTTGTGACCAAGGTAGTTCGCTGTGCCTTCAGCAGCACCAGCGCCTGCACCAGCGCCTAACTTTAGGAGCCTAGAGGCCGTGGGGACCGCTTCGACAGCATGGGCAGCGAGGCCTACCTGCCCTACACCCGGGAGGAATGCACCCCCCAACTGACCTACGTGGAACGCTGCACCGCCTGCCTGATCCTGTGCTCTTTGGGCAGCAAGGTTCTGGTCATAGGTGGCGTCACCCGTGCGACCGGTAAGTTGGTCCGCTTTCGCTGCTATCTTGTCAGCAGCACCGAAGGTAGCCGTATCAGCGATACCCCGGACCACGTTGTCGATGGTCTGACCTGGGTGATCGTACATACTCTGACCAAAGTCAACAGCACCATCCTTTACTGCGGTTCCAATCTTCGCTGCTGTGTCGAGCGGATGGAGGACCACATTACCCACACCGTGGATGATCTGGTTCCAAGCCTGCCCTGCTTGACTAGGGGCTTCCTGAGGAGCCTGTGGGGCATCCGTAGGGGCCTGGGTACCTGCAGCCTGCCCTTGCGTGTTGAAGCCATACGCAGCATCCTGAGAGACCCCAGGGGTTGCATTGGGTACTTGGTCCGGATCAGGTGCTTGGGGAGCATCGGAGCCATCATCAGCCAAGGGAGCCGAGGACCACCAGTTAGAGCCTGAGCCACTACCCCCACCGTTCATCCTAGAGACTACCTGTTGTCCATACTGCAGCGTGTTGGGAGCGTTGGGGTTCCTAGGGTCACTTACGGCAATACCCTTGCGAGCCTTGTCTATAGCCCCCGGGCCACCGTAGTAGCCTGCAGCAGCCAGAGCGGGGTCCCCACCAGCCTTGTCGAGCAGCTGGGTGATGTACCGTACACCGGCTCGAGCATTCTGAACTGGGTCGTGAATACTCCAGTCAGGATCCGCCACAGAGTGAAACGTGGAGGGGATAATCTGCATCCCGCCCACAGCACCAGCGTTGGAAGTCGTTGTGTTCTTCCCACTGCCGGACTCTTGGTGATAGATGCTACGAGCCAAGTCCGCAACTTGGGGGGAAGCGCCCTCAGCATCTGATGCAACATCTATCGTGCTTGCTTTGGGAGCAGCATCCCACCAATCGGCCATTTACGGTTTCCTTCGGAGTGTTCCATCGGGGGCCTTGAATGTGGCACCTGAAGGCAAGGCATCAAAGTCTGCCTTGGAGTTGATTGAGACTGGACCAGTAGAGGAACTAGCAGGGGTAGAAGCTGTTAGACCTGGGGCACCTGCATTAGCACCAGCGTTAACGATGTTCTGTTGGGACGCCTGGATCTTCTGCATGATCGGCTTGTTACGTTCGATCCACGCACGCCATACGGAGTTAGCATCCGTTGCCGAAGGGACATCCGAGGTGAATGCCGAGGCTTCTTGGTTCGTGATAGCGCCCTTCTGCAAGGCACCTTGTACCAACTGCTTGTCCACGGAGACGTTAGCCAGAATCTTGTTCTTAGCGGCCCCATCGACACCCAAGGCCCCAGCCATACCAGGGAACTTAGCGGCCAACTGACGAGCACCGGAATCATCGTCATTAGCTACGACCTTGTAAGCATCATCCATGTTCTGGAGCATGTTGTTGGTCTGGAGCAACTTGGCGTTGTTTTCGTAACCTTGGGCACGAGCTTGCTGGTTGTCCTGACCTTGCTGCTTCATCTGCTGGACACCATAGGCCTTGTTAAGCTCGATCTGGCCTTGGAGAATCTTCTGACCTTGGAGGAACCCTGCGACCTGATCATTCCGTACAACCTGAGGCTGTTGGCCTGGGAGTTGAACCATCGAGAAGGCACCATCGGCCATCGGGACGACCTTGGGAGTGTTGAGGTCCCGTTGGTTCGTCAAGGTCTTGTCGAAGGTATCGTTGAAGGCGTTACCACCAGCAGCTAGACCAGACTGGAAGTCCTTGCCACCCAAGATCGCAGAGCCAGCAGCAATCAAGCTATTGCTCAGTGCATTGTTCGGGTTCTGGGCTTGGTTCTTCCACATGGCGACCATACGGGGATCGATGTCACCGTAGGGGTTACTCGGGTCCTGAGCAGCCGTAGCCTGTCCCATGGTAGTCGTGGGAGCCTGAGGAGCCATAGCGTTCGAAATGGGCGTGTCTTGCGACCCATTGAGCACAGGGTTCCCAAGGTACGAGAGAAGCCCCGCGCCGGACCCAGGCATCCCAAGACCCGTATCGAACTGACTTGCTCGTACCGGGAGACCAGTGTTCGGGTCTGTAGCCTGAGCACCTCCCGTAGCAGCCTGAGGAGCACTTGTGGCTCCCGTGGGGTTCTGGATGGCGTTGGCAATCGGAGGAGCCGTGTTGTTTCCCGCTACATACCCTTGGCCGTACCCATCGATTCCCGAGGGATCAAAGGGACGCCCGTTCTTCGTGGGCGCTGGGATCGATGCGACACCCGGGGCGTCTGAGACGTTGTAGCCAGCAGTGCCACTACCGAGATTCGAGAGAAACTGGGAGAAGGCGTTACCGGTCCCTTGAGATGGTGCAGCCGGGGAGTACGACTGGGGGCCATAGTAAGACGGAGGGGCAGAACTAAACAAACTACCAAGTTGGGAGTCTGCCCCCTGCTGAGCTGCTGCGTAACTTTTATCTGCGGGGGTAGCAGAATCATCCGACAGCGAACGGATGAGATCAGAGAGTGAAAAGCCCATAGTTTCCCTTAGCCGTAGTTGTCGGGGTTATCGAAGCCGCTGTACGAACCCGAGTCAGTCAATGGGTTGTAACCGCCGGACTGATACGTTGCGTTCGTGGGCGTGGTCTGGGCGTTGTAGTAACTACCAAGCTTCTGACCAAGGCCACTACCCAGAGCAGCACCACCAAGGGTTCCTTGCAGAGCCGCAGCGGTCGTCGAAGGTCCAACCGAACTGACAGCCTGACCGCCCCACTTACCACCGATGACATTCTGGTATTGACCGAGGATGTTAAGAGGTGTGTTGAGTTGGTCTTGCCACTGCTGCTGTTGAGCCGTGAGTTGCTGTTGATTCTGGTTCTGGAAGACACCACCAGCGCCTTGCATCTGGTCGAAGTTGTTCGCGTTGGCTTGCTGACCGTTGATGAGCGCACCCCCACCCAAGGTGTAGGCGTTGCCCATCTGTGTGTTGGCGTTGAGTGCTTGCTGTTGTTGTGTGTTGTACTGCGACTGAGCCATATTGAGGCCCGTGTTGAACATGTTGCCCCGAATGGTCGAAGCGTTGTTCAGCATGTTCTGTTGCGCTTGAGACTGCATGATTGCAGACTGGACACCCGTACGCGTGGAGTCAGTGTTACCAGACTGGGCTGCGTTGAGGGCAAGCGTAGGAAGCTGTTGCTGGTTCAGTTCACGCTGTACGTCCGTGTTCGCAGCGTCGATCATCTGGCTGGTGTACGGATTATTCGCGTAGCTGTTGGCGGTGTTAAGGAACCCTTGGGTTGGGTCACCTTGGGCTTGGTTGAACAAGGTCTGAGCGTTGTTGCCGAAGCCCTGCCCCGAACCCATCATCGACGTACCAGAGTTGTAGAACTGGTTCGCCGTGTTGATCCCATTACCCTGAGCGTACGCAGCGGTACTGTTGGCACCTTGGGTTTGGTAGGGGTCGAGGTTAGCTGCCCGTTGGCCCGTATAGGCACCTTGGGTCAGCGCTGCATTCATTGCGTCTTCGGAGGGTTGGAACCCTGCTTGGACGAAAGGCTGCGCTGCACTCCAAGGGGAGTTAGCGGCCTGTGCTGCGGAAACCTGTGCATCCCCTGCTTTACTTGCGGCGCTGGACGAAGCAACTGCTCCAATCCCTGCGGCTGCTACTGCTCCTGCGGCTGCCCACGGCATACGGACTCCTTCTTGATTAGAACTTCATCGACTTCGGAAGAATCCGTTTCGTCGGTAGCGTGAATGCAGTACCACACCACGTCTTCATGGGCGGTAATGCTGTGATGGACCCCTGCGACAATCTCGAGCATTGCGGGTGCTGTGTACTCGGTCACACTATCGTCAGTGCGAACGGTCACTCGTCCCTTGGCGAGAAGGCTGAGGTGGTTATAGTTGTGTGCGTGAGAGACTGCCTCGTACCCTTTCGGGAGGGACATCTGTTTCGCATAGAGACCATCAGAGAAGAAGTGCTTGACTAGCAGGTCAATCTCAAAGGTCCCCTCCAGTTCATTGAACCGGTCGGTTACGGTGCTCATCAGAGAATCGGTCGTTAGGCTCGATGCAGACGATCATTGCGATACGGTCTGTGTCAGAGTCATTGATGACCCAATGAGGCACGTCATTCCTGAACCAGTAGACTTCACCGTAGTTCGGAGCAATCGCCCCATCGGGGAAGTTGAAGGTTGCCCCATCGTTATTGAGGATAGGAACGTAGTACTTGTCGTAATACGCTGCGTGCCACCCTCGGTCCACATGGGGATCAATGCGGCCACCCGGGGGAACCTTGGTAATCAAGACTCCACCCAGGCGTTTCGCTTGGACCCGCTCCATCAGTTCGGTGACGATGGGGAACACTTCAGGGATCATCTTGGCAATGGGATACCAGATGGGTTCGTGTTCATCCGTGAACCCCCGCATATCGTTGGCAACCAGATGGGGCACAACGTCCTTGTAGCGAACCCAGATGTCCCTCATCTGTGTGTGAGGGGAACCGTAGGCGGACCCTCGGAAGTCATAGAGTCCGAAGAACTCAGGGTGGCTAACCAAGGTTTCCCTGAGCGGAGTGGCATCGATGTTGTCAGCGATAAGGCGGAAGTTCATACTCTCTAATTAAGTTAGGCTACGTGAGCCGCGATGTCCTTGAGTGCTTCGTAAATCGTGGACAAAGACCTCTCTATTTTCTTCAACTCTTCATCCAAGTAGGCAGGAAGGTTGGCATTGGTCGGAGGTTGCTGTGAGCGGGTGTAGCGTTGGACTGGGTGTTTGTATTGCATGAAGGTTACCGTTTCGACAGTGATTTGACTTCCGTATCCATCCCGGAAATCTGGAAGTTGGAGATGGAGTCAGTGCTGATCTTGTAGGCCAGGAAGCGGCCTGAGACCATCATGTCGATCTTGTAGTCCACTGAGGGGTTGTAGACCGAGGAAGCCCGGTACGTAGGCGTCTGTTCTGGGAGGTCCGAGGAACCAAAGGTGAACGTGAAGGTACCCGTTGAGTCATCAAAGAAGGCCTCAGGGGTCACGCTCTGGATTGTCTTGTAGGATCGCAGTGGGAGACCTTGGGCATCCAAGGAAACACCGATACGCTCTACATAGGCAGTCTTCAGGGTCTCAGGGTTCGCTGGAAGATTCACCAAGCCAATCGTAGGGAGATCGATGGCATAGACTGCGGAGTCTGAGAGACCCTTGGATTGGTCGAAGATACCTAGCATGATCGACAGCCGCTGGTTTGCACCGTTGAACGTGGTGTAAGCCGTGTTGTACAGCGATGTGTTACCAATGGTTCCGCTGTAGACCGACTGGACCAAGGTAGCATTAGCCTCTGCACCACCAACGACATTGGGTAAGTCCATGAAGGACCATGTGTCGTTCTTATAGTTATAGACGGCAGCTTGGTTGCAGAACTGAGTTCCAGCGAAGTTAGCCTCTTGCTGCAGGGTTGCGTAGCAGAAGTGGATCAGCTTCGAGACCGAATCATGGACCACGAAGCAGTTACCTTGCTTGCTGCGGTCCAAGGTGTTATAGACACGTCTGCGGATACGACCATCGTCCAAGGATTGCTTGGAGACACCATCGTGCATGTAGATGTCGTTCTCACCGAATACGAAGTGCTTACCTTCGACCTCTACCACACAGTTCGTGCTGAGAATCCCGCCTACGAAGGGGAGCCTACGGAACCCAAAGACCGAGGCATCCCCACGGTATTCCATGAGCCACACCTGATCCTGCGAGTAGATGATGAAGGAGTTACCCAAGGTCATACCATCTCGGATAGCAGTCTTCATCTCACCGATGACACTCTCACCGGATACATAGTTAGGGTTCGCGGGATCCCAATTGATCCCTGAGATTGGGCTGGAATACTGAGCCGGGTTGTTCCATTTGACTACCGTGGGCGCTGGACCACTGGCTCTATCGAGGCCAAGCATGATGCAGAAGCCCATGAACCCTCGGACTACTCGAGCCTGATCAGTAGCTACCCAATCCCCTGCAATGAGGGAGTAGTTGGCATCGGTGGCTACGTTACGGGCGTAGGGCCTCATACCCTTACGAGCGAGGAAGGAGACTCCAGAGACCTGAGCATGGGACCAAGGGTTATCGTTGGTCACCAAGGTGCCCGTGGGAGTCTGGAACCCCATCACATTGTTCGGGTAGGCTCGGATAGCTCCGTCATTGTCTGCAACAAATACGGTCTCCCCGGCAGTGGGATCGGTGTATGACCCAACGAAGCGAGAAGCATTAGACGGAGTACCATCAGCCGAGTTATATAGCCCAGTTTGAGCATCAAAGGTTCCCGAGGACCCATCGTAGGTCAATGCAGACCGGATAGGTGCGAAGAGTTGCTTGAAGACTGGGGCACGCTGAATGCGGTCCTCAGCAAAGATTACGTTGTTGGCAGCAGAGAAAGCGTTACCAGGGAGATCATAGGGACTAGCGTCTGTGATTACCCCCACGCTCCCTAGCTTACGAAGCGGGAGGTTTGCCATAGAGTTAGGTGACCCTTTAGGTCTTCATGATGTAGGCCAAAGCCAAGTACGGAGGGAGACAGGAATGCTGGTGATCCCCTACGAGGTTGACCGTGTGCGTGTGGCTGATGGGCGTAACACTAGAGACCACCGTGGTCCCTGTGCCTGCCTGTACAGCCCCTGTACCTACCGTTGGGGCATCTGTGGTCCCATTGACCGTGTGGGTATGGCTACCTGCGAACCCTGTGTTTACATCACCGCCTGTGGCGTTAGGGGCATAGGTAGACCCTGCACCAACCACGAAGCTATTACGGAGGTCCGGGGTCCCATTGGTACCATCACAGATCACGTAGCCTGCGGGGATGTTCACGATAGCGCCTGACCACAGCACAATGACTCCCTTGGGTACCGGGGAATTCAATTGAGCCGGGGTAGCCGTGACTGGGCTATCAAGGTGGGGAAAGGTGCTTACTAGTGCAAGTTTGATGAGACGAAGATGGTCGTCCGACTGAGATACCGAGTCCGTGGACAAAGGGTTCGCAGAGACCAACTGATTGACATAGGTTGCCGATTCGAGACCCATGGCCTTAGACCTTCATGATGTAGTAGAGGGCGAAGTACGGGGGACGAATATCGATAGCAGCCCCTGAGCCTGTGTTCTGGATGGAGACGTTGGTACCCCCTGCGTTGATCCCAATGGCGGTCTGGGTATTGAGAATCTGGATACCCGTGGTGGCTTCACCTGAGTTAGTCTTGAGGGTGCTAGAGCCTACGGGACCTGAGAATCCATTGAGACCCCCGCTCCCACCGTTGTAGTACACATCATGGTGGTGCCCAGGGTCCGAGATGTTGTGGTGGTGCCCAGGGTCCGTAACCGCGTGAGCATGGCCCGGGTCATTAACACCGTGGCTGTGTGCAGGGAGTTGGGAGGTGTTGAGGGAGATGAGCGCATTACCTGCCGCAGCGTTAAGGCCATAGGAATTCCCTGCCCCTACGATGAACCTATCAAGCAGGTTAGGCGTAGTGATGTTCCCACCACCATCTGACCGAGCCACAGTCTGACCGTTACACAAGGCCCACCCTGAGGGGATACTTGCTTGGGACCACATGATGATCCCACCAATAGGCATCGCCGTATTAAGTTGTGCTTGGTTCAACGTTACTGCACCCGTGATATTCGGGAAGGTATTCTTGAGGGTAGACTTAATGAGCCTAAGGTGATCGTCAGCAAAAGCTAAAGCATCCGAGCCTGCCGGATTGGTTGAGACCAGATCACTAATGTAAGTACCAGTTTCTAATGCCATTGTATGGGTTCTTTGGGGTTCTAATGGATACCCAAAGGGTACCTATGGTTCATCTAAGGATGAGACCAATATTGATAGACCTATATTCAATATATAGGGATTAAGGATTCTTTAGGTAACCCTTGGGTTATTAAGACTTAGGAATCTAAAGATTAGTTACTATGGTTATTAATAACGGTTATTACTTAAGATAATCTTTAGATACCTTAGGGTCCTTAGGGTAACCCTAAGAAAACCTTAGGTCTTAAGGTTCCCCCCTACCCCCCATGTTGCACTGGTCGTGACAACGCCACTCAGTGTTGTGTGGAACCAACAGGGTACATAGGGTACTTGGGGGTCCCCCGGGGGTCTCTTTTGGGGGAAAACTAGGGGGTTCCTGGGGTTCCCATAGGGGGTCTTTAGGGTAAATGGGGACGGGGTGGATTCTGGGGGTACCCGGGGGTTTCCTGGGGATGGCTCTCCCACTCGCAAGGTCGAACAACAACAACAACGCGGAGGGTTTAACGGGGTTCTTGAAGCGATGTCTGCAGGGCCAAGTACTGGTCTATTTGCCTGGGTCATTTGGTCCAGCACTGGCTAAGTCATTGATTCCATTGGGATTGCACTAGATGAGGTATCTAATGCGAGTAGAACAGTGGTGAATCCTGGTGAATTCCTGGGTAATCCAGGCCGTGTTGGGCCTGTGTCGGCGCATCGGTGCGGGCGTATGGATATCGTGTGGATTCCCTGGGTTCCATGGGTTATCCATGCGTTCGCACATAGTTGCGTGAAAGCCGTGAAACATAAAAAATTATTGTTCCACGTGCAACATTTGTTTGTTCGACAGGCGAACGAACCAAGGAACCCCAAAGAATCCCCCTGGATTGCACAACTTTGTGTTGACACACAGTCACCTGACCTGTACATTGGAGGTCATGCAGTAGAGGTAACCGGATGGCGGTTCAAGATTACTCGGGGAAACCCAGAAACATCGCGAACGATCCTAGAGGGCAGAAAGGTTACTGATGCTTCACATACACCTTACACTTTATAGGGATAAAGCAATGCGGCCTTATAGGATCACACTAACGAATGGCGACTTCTTCTTAGTCCAGGCACTTAGCCTTATCCACGCTCGCCAAAAGGCCGGGCGCAAGTTGCGAGAAGGTGAGGAGATTGCATACGTTACAGTGGTCTAACCAAGGGTCCTAAGGAACCCCAACGTATCTTTCGTTATCCATTGCACACAAAGGTGTTGCACAACTGTGTTTCCCATGTTCTAATGGAGTCCATGGAAGCAAGGAAGTACCGGACTAGGACTGAGACCCGATGTCCGAGAGTAATCAGGGAGTGACGTAAGGCTCTCTACTCTCTTTGTGAAACCTTGCTTCCACCTAATACTAACCAAGGGAATTCAAAATGATCCGCAAGCTTAAAGCCAACGTTGAAGCTGGACACATCGCAATGTTCACCATGTGTGTAACGCTTGGTTGCGCATTGTCAGCCTTTGGTGGCCTGGTGTATCCCGATACGTTCCTTGGCTCAGTAGCTAAGTTTGCTTTCAACCTTCATTAAGCCCAAGGATAATCAAAATGTCTATCATCGCTAAATCAGAAGTAGCTGGAGAGTACACAGTAACGCTGGCAAGTAATGACACAGAGTCACACTACTATGTGACCTATGGCAAGCAAGTAGAGGTGTACACGGACAAGATGGAAGCAACGAAAGAGTATGGATACTGCGTGCGTCACCAGGAAACCTGTGCTGGATTCCATGACGATGAAAGCGAAGAATAACTAGAGAAATAACTTGCACAACACTGTGTGAGCCTGTATATTCCTTACATGCGCTAACGACTCACCCGAACGAACCCAAGCGCCCCTTAGATACCCTGGAGAACAAAATGCAAGCAATCGTAACGAAGTACCTCAGCGCAACGAACACGAAGGGCGCTCGTATCAAAGCAACGTGTGACGCTGGCTCTATCACCATCCCCTACCCGCACGAACTGAGTGGTGAGGCTGTACATGAGGCTGCAGCAATGGCCTTGGTTGCCAAGTTGGAATGGAAATCTGATGAATGGGTTTGTGGTGGTTTGCCTAATCAAGCTGGATATGTCTTCGTCTTTCGTGGTTGATTACACAACACACTCTCACACTACTCAATAGGAAACACCATGTTTATCAATGAACAGACTGCAGAGTTCAGCGAACTACAGCCCAGCTTTCGTAATGAATTCCTAGATAAGCTTATATGGTCCCAGGTATCGTGCAGACACTGTATGTGGACCTATAAACCTTTGGTCCGGTGCGATGAGCGCGGAAACACTGTTCGCGGGTCGCGCTTGCGTAATCCCTTCCCGCCGTTCGCCTGACCTTGGTCGCACAACACACAATAGGACAGGTCGAAACACCCTTACATGGGTGTATGCGGGTATCGCCCGTACTGATGAGACCAACGCTTCACCCAAAGGAACCCAAGGAACCCAATGAAACGCACCGTACCGCAAGTAGTCTTTGAGACCAAAGAAGCACTGAAGGCAGCTAAGGAAGGTCATGCGCAAGCTTGCCGTGAATTGGACAAGGTTCCCCATCACATGGTGGACGAAGGTAACCCTAATCACCCCATGTATGACTTATATCTCTTTGGATATCACGTTGATACCTTCCTGGCTAAACAATACTGAGGTAACACCATGACTGCCATTGACCAACTTACGCCCGCGCAACTTGATGAATTCTTTAACGGCTATGTCGAATGCGCTCTTTGGGCTTCCCTGGATGACGAAGGGAATTCCTTGGATATGTACGATGTGTCGATCGATTGTCACAACGCCATGCTCAACGATTGCCGCTTGTTCGCGCAACGTGGGCAAAACTATGAATACTTGATGGAAGCGTTGAAGCACCCTGGGTACACCTTGGCTCAAGCTGGCCACGACTTCTGGCTTACTCGCAATCACCATGGCGCTGGATATTGGGACCGTGGCTTGGGTGAGGTAGGAAAGCGTCTTACCTATGCTGCAGAAGTAGAGGGTTCGATTGACCTGTACGTGTCAGACGCGGGTGAGGTAGAACCGCAATGACCCTCTACCTAGCGATCATAGAATCCCTTGGTTCCCGCTTCACGGTACGCGTACGTGCCAAGGATGCAAACGAAGCATGCACAAAGGCTCTCATTGAAGCGGCATGCACCTGTGAGACCTGTAAGTGTCTGCAGGTGTTGCCTGTAGGGTCCTATCAGACTTTAGAACTGTTCGCATAATTCGTAACTACACAACACACTGAGCTAAACACCATGAAAACCCTTTGGACTGCACCCCAAGCTAACGGAAAGCGAATCAGGCTCACCACGGACACTAAGGTAGACCCGCGCGACAAGACACGCATTTTGGGAACAGAGTTTTATCTGTCAATCCCCCGCACAGTGCCACACAATTTCTCAATTGGGCAGGTAAGGTTTGAGATTATGGCTAAGGGAGTTAAGGCGCTGGACCCAATCCCTGCATCCTGGTTTGTTGACCTGTCGGCAGACATTGAACAAGAAGAAGATGAAACCCTGGAGTTATTCGCATGAACACATACAAAATCCTTCGTGCTGACTTCAGCGTATGGAAGCACCTCATGTATTTGCCCCTGGCACTTGAGGCAATCAAGCGTGACACAGACACAACTAACCCTGTCTTGTTCATCGTTGAGGTGAAAGCATGAAAATCCAATTCAAGGCCAAGGTCCAGACTGTCTTCAATATGGACGATACGCCCGCCTATCACTACATTGCGGTTCCTGTGTTCAAGCACTCGCATGTGGATATGAACGCAGCTAGGCAGCATCCGAAGTACGGAATGCTCGCCAATAGCGATATGTTCCCAGGGGTGTTGGCTAAGATTCGTTCGGGTATCGTTGGCGGTTCCTTGGGTATCCGTATGGACCGTATCCCGCCTAACGTAACTGTGGATACCTCAGGGTTCCTTGCCAACGTGGTGATTGATGTATGACCCTAGAACAAATAGTCAATGCCCTACAGGTCCTAAGGGTTGCATGTGGGACCTCTAGTGCCACGTATGCCAATGGTCAATTCACTACCAAGTGAGAGACTTATGATACCTCCCGTACAAACCAAAGAACCCTAGGTAACCCCTGGGGTTTTTTACTTTGTATGGTTTGAGTCTGACCCTAGGTAACCCCTGGGGTGTTCGCGCTCGTTTGCCGCGGCACTGGCTCACCTTAGGTTCCTTTGCCAGCGTAGTTGGCACTACGGGATACCTAGGGTTGTCCGTGTTCGCATGGTTCCTGGGGTTCCTTGAGATACCTAGGGAGCCTAGCAGTAGGACTATGGATTCCAGCGCACGTAGGACGCGTAGGAACCGCTCGCGGGACTAGGGAGCTACCCATGTAGCCAGAAGGAAACCAGCGGTTCCTAGGCGTTCCTAGGGACCATGGGCCCAGGACGTGATTACAGGCTCTACAGCAGGTTGCTTTGGGAATACATAGGGGGGTATGGTGTGCGCTTAGAAACGGCGCTAAGCGGCTCTAGTCGCTGCCGGAGGGGATTCTGGTGCGTCTGGGAGGGTTTAGGCTCTCCAGGCGTGAGGTATGCCCCTGTCTATACCCGAAATGGGATAGAGATAGGGGAAAAACAAGGGTGTAGCAGGCTGAACTGGAATCGAACCAGTGTCTCCTACCCGAGGTAGTTGTCTTTCCAACGTAGACGACAGCCAAGTGCAACCTT